CTTTCACTAACTTAGAAATAGCTTTAAAGATTTTACTGTTAGTTATTTCAATTGTGTACACGATTGATAAATGGTGGTATCATAAAAAAAATAGATAATGGATGTCCCTACTAATAAAAGGCGTAAACTTAATTCAAAAAATCCTAAGTATCAAAAGCAAGAAGATATTAAGGTGGATAAAAGATTTGTTTCAGAAGTTAAAGGAGTTAAAATTTATACAATACATTCCTAAAGACTTGGAATTAAAATACTTTCAGCTTTCCGAGTTTGATAGTCCTGATGAAGTTGGTTCAGGTAAAAAAATGGATAGTAAGTTTTTAGAGAAACTTGACTATGCTAGACATAATGCAGAAATTCCTTTTAAAATTAATAGTGGCTACAGAACGCAAGAATGGAATATGAAAGTGGGTGGGCGTTTTGGTAGTAGTCATAAAAAAGGATTAGCAGTAGATATTGGTTATAACGGAAGTAGAGATAGGTACTTAATAATAAGTTCATTAATGCAAGTCGGAATTAATCGATTTGGAATAGCAAAGGGATTTATACATTGTGATGTTGATAAGTCTAAAGACCCTGATGTTATTTGGTTATATTAAAAAAATAAATTTGAATATTAATTAATAAATAAATAAAAATGAAAAATTACATTTTAACACAACTTCTTACATCTAAGAAAGTATGGCTAGGAATTAGCTCTATTTTAATCCCAATTATTGCAACTGCTTTAGGAGTTGATGAAGCATCTGTATCAAACATTTGGTGGAGTTTAATTGCTATGTTAGGCGGACAATCTTTAGCTGATTTTGGAAAGTCAAACAAATAGATTTAGGCTAAAGCCACACGAAGTACAAGTTATAAAGGATTTACGGAGCAAGAAGGTTAATCGTTTAATCGTGGGTGATGTTCATTTACCCTACACGCATAAAAATTATCTTCAGTTCTGTATCTCCATTTATAACAAGTATAACTGCTCTGAAGTTTCTATGACAGGAGATATTTTGGATTCGCATTTTTCAAGTTTCCATTCCACAAGTACGGAATCACACGGAGCAAAATACGAACTTGATATGGCTATTGAACAAGTTAAGGGTTGGTATGAAGCATTCCCTAATGCAACTATAACACTAGGTAACCACGATTTAATTATAGCTAGGAAAAGTGAAGAAGCAGGAATAGACAAAAGGTTTGTAAGAAACCTTAATGAAGTTCTTGGTTGTCCTGATTGGAAATTTGAAGAACAATTTGTACACGATAACGTCTTATATACTCACGGCACAGGCTGTAGTGGTAAAGGAATTATCAAAAGAAGTCAAAATTGGGGTTCTTCTATGGTTCAGGGTCATATACATACCGAATCTTTTATAAACTATACAGCGTCTTTAACTGATCTTAAATGGCAATTACAAAGTCCCTGCGGAATAGACTATAAGTCTTTTGCTTATGGGTACGCTAAGTTTCATACTGCTAAACCTGTCTTGGGTTGTGCAGTTGTTTTAGATTCAGGACAGCTACCAATCATAGAAACAATGCCTTTATGAAATTAAGCAATACTACTAAAATCTTTATTTTGTATATGCTTGTTATATTAGCAGTTCTATTGTTTGTTATTTAACCCCCCTCTTAGACCTCTAAGGCATTTTTACAACTCCTGAAGGGTAACATACTAGACATCACTTTAAAACGCTTAGAGAATCAATAGTAATCAACATACTAATTGTTAATAACTTTGTAGATAAAAGCGTTAATAACTCAAAACTTTTGTATCTTTGCTATTATTAATCAATAAAAATAAAAATGGCACAATTTAAAGTAATCAACAGAGTATCAAGAAAAGAACAAATATTTAATTCAGCAGAATTACAAAGGTTCTTTAAATACTATGGAGAAGGTAAGTACAATAATAAATGGATTGACTATGCAGTAAGTGTAGTTGAAGTAGAAGATAATTTCTTAGAAAATTTAGCACTATCTTTAGTAGCAGTTTGTTCAGTAATTTTAATCACTAAAATAATACTACAATGGATAAGCATATAGCAGACGACCCTAACAATCCTATTAATTGGGGTGGAGAAAACCCTACTTGTAACTGTTGTGGCGAAACATTAAACTGCTTCTTTGATTATGAAGATGTATGTAATGAATGTTTTAATGCAGAACTAAGCGAATGTTGTGAAGCTAAGTTTATAGATGAAACAAGCAAGTGTAGTGATTGCAAAGAAAATGCAACAATATTATAGGTTAAGACTAAAACCTTTAAATTAGTCAAATTTTAAATATGAAACAATGATTAAAAAAAGTAAAGTAAAAAGCGTTCAAAATAATGGAACGTGGGAAGGTAACTTTGGAATGATGTATAAATTTGAAGTAGCCTTTGAAAATGGAGATTGTGGAGAATATTCTTCAAAGTCGCAAGATCAGAATAAGTTTGTAGCAGAGCAAGAAATGGAGTATGAATTTATAGATGGTAAATTTCCAAAAGTAAAACCTGTATATCAACAACCTCAATCTTTTAGTGGGGGTTCGTCTAATGGAGTTTATAAGAAAGATGATACTGTACAAAAACTTATAGTAAAACAAAGCAGCTTAAAAGCAGCAGTAGATTATTGTAATGGTGGTAATTGTAGTACAACTGATGTTATAAAAGTTGCACAAGAATTTTCTGATTGGGTAATGGAAAACAAAAAGCCTAATGAGAATAACGAGATGCCTTTCTAATGACAGCAAAAGATAACTTTATACATATATGTAACCTCACTACTACTGTAATGGGATTACCAACAGGATCACTTGCTGATAAAACAAGAAAGCAGAATATACAAATACCTAGAATGGTAGCAGCAGTAATTGGTAGAACTGAAGAAGGAATCAGTCATACTATTATAGCTGAGATACTTAACAGACATAGAGCTTCTATATATCACTATGAAAAATGCCATCAGGGTAATTATACTTGGGAAAAATATAGAGATGCTTTTAATAAAGTCTATATGACTTACAAGCAAATAGAACAATCTAAAAAAGTTTTTGTAGATAAACTTTATATGAAACAATTTCTATTAAAGAATGGAGTTAAAGAAAGTCCTAAAAATGAAGCACAAATACTTATAAAGTCTGATAGAATAGCGGTAATGATTATGACTTCTTATATGGATTTTTCTAATCAATTAGAAAACATTAAGTTTGCACTCAGAGAATATAAATATGAGATGACAATTTTATGAAAGAAAAACCTAGCTATTATGCCGTTATTCCTGCTGAAGTAAGATACAATAAAAACTTAACACCAAATGCTAAGTTGCTTTATGCAGAGATAACAGCGTTGGCTCAAAAAGATGGTTTATGTTGGGCTAGTAATAAATATTTTTCAGATTTATATAATGTATCAACAGTAACAATAAGCAGATGGATAAGTAGTTTAGTTGAAAATGATTTTATCAATAGAAGTATAACTTACAAAAAAGGTACTAAACAAATTGATAAGAGGTATTTACAATTATGTAGTGAGGGTATTAACAAAAATGTTAAAACCCCTATTAACAAAAATGTTAAAGATAATAATACAAGTATTAATATTACAAGTATTAATATATCTATAAAGGAAAAATTTGTTAATCAAGTTATGGCTTTTGAATACCCTAAAGATATGTTAGAAGATTTTATTAATTACTGGACTGAAGGTAAAAAGAAAATGAGATACCAAAAACAGACTACATTTGAAATAAAATTAAGATTATTGCGTTGGTCAAAAAATGAAAAGAAATGGAATTTACCAAAAAAAACAATGTCTAAATTAGACTCACAAATTAATGCTTGGCAAGAAGCTAAAAAACTATTATGAAAACATTAAAGCAAGAAAACATAGAAGAATTAAAATTAAAGGTGTTAGATTTAATTTCTAAGACAGGTGTAGAAATAGGACACAAAACTGATCCGCAAACTTTAGCAAGTCTTAGTAAAATATTTGCTTCAGACTTAATACAAGAAAAGCGTTTTGGAAATATGACGTTTAATCAAATAGTAGATGCTTTTCATTTGGGTGTAAGATTTGGTAAAGACGAACCCTTTTTAAATATCAGAACTTTTTACAAGTGGACTTATGCTCATAAAAAAGAAAGAATAGACAATGCCTATTACAAAGTGCATACACTAAATCAAGACCCTAAGACAGTTCCTTATTATCAATCACAAAAACTATTAAAATGATAACTAATGAAGATAATATGAAGCTTATGTCAAGATATGAGGATAATCATTTTGATTTAGCAATAGTAGACCCTCCTTATGGTTTAGGAGATAAAACAACAAAAGGTGGGTGTTCAAAAAATTCACAAGTTAAATTTAAAGAACACGAATGGGATAACGCAATACCAACAGATGAATATTTTAATGAATTAAAAAGAGTTTCAAAGAATCAGATAATATGGGGTGGTAATTATTTCCCTTTTTTATGGGATAAAAGTTGCAGAGGTTTAATAACTTGGGATAAGATGGTTTATATTCCTACTATGAGTCAAGTAGAGTATGCTTGGTATTCTTTAGATAAACTGCCTCAGTTAGTTAAAATAAATAATAATGATAGTAATAGGCAACACCCAACGCAAAAACCTATTCAATTATATGAATGGTTACTTATGAACTACGCTAAAGAAGGAGATAAAATATTAGATACTCATTTAGGTAGTGGTTCTATTGCAATAGCCTGTCATAATCTTAAATATGATTTAACAGCTTGTGAATTAGATAAGGAATACTATGAAGCAGCTATGAAAAGAATTAATCAACATAAACAACAAACACAACTATTTTAAAATGAAGATACTAACAATCATTTGGTTATTAATTATTGTAGCCTGTATTTTAGAAGCATTTTTTTTTACTAAATTTGATGAAGAATTATGAAAACTAAAAAAGTAATAGAAGCCCTATTAAGAAAAACACCTCACTTAAAAGATAGTGATAATAAACTAATAGCTACATATTGGTTTAGAGAATTAGAACACAAAGGATTAGATGCTAAAGAAATGACTGCTTATGATTTCTTAAAACAATATGCTGAAAGCCAACTTACTAATGCTGAAACTATTAGAAGAATGAGGGCAAAGCTACAAGAAGAAAAACCAGAATTAAGAGGTAAAGTATATAATGCTAGAAAAGGAATTATTCAAGATAAGTGGCGTAATGACTTAGGTTATGAAAACAATAAGTAAATTAAAAAAAGAACTAGACAAATGGTTCAGCTTATATATTAGATTGCGTGATGCAACAGATACAGGGCTTTGTCAATGCTTTACTTGTGGATGTGTTAAACACTATAAGAAAGGAATGCAAAATGGACACTTTCAAAGTAGGAGTTTTTTAGCAACTAGATTTGATGAAGAAAATTGTCAGCCTCAATGTGTAGGGTGCAATATGTTTAAGCAGGGTGAACAGTATAAATTTGCTTTAGGATTAGATGGTAAGTATGGTGCAGGTACTGCTGAACATTTAGAAGGATTAGCTAGAACAACTATTAAGATCAGTCGTATAGATTATGAAGAAAAAATAAGTTATTACAAATCTTGTGTTGATAAATTAAAAAAGGAAAAAGGAATTGAGTAGATATTTTTTTAACTTTGGCAAATGAGGAAAATAATATATGCTAATAACCAACACGAAGTAATTATAAGCAGTTATATTTTAATGATAAAAGAATTTGTAAAAGATTTATCTAATGAAACACGATACAATAATTTTTTAGATGTACTTGATATTTTAATAGAGTATCACAACAATTACGGAAAGGGTGTTAAGGAGAATAACTATTGGGATTGGTTAATGATTATGCCTATTAACTTATCATTAATGACGAATGGATTTTTAGCAGCAATAGAAACAAAAGGAAACGCCTCTATTGTTAGAGCTTATAAAGTTTTATTAGATGAAATGGTGCAAGACGTAGTAGATAAGATAGAAAAACTTGAACCAATAAATGACTGAGATATATATTGCCATATCAAAGCTAAGTGATAAGTTCAGGACTATGTGCTATGGTATTACACAAGATAAAGAAGATATTGATAATAGTGTACAAGAGTTGATGTTGTACTTTATGCAAATGAATCCAAAAACACTTTCTGATATTTGGAACAAAGATGGAGAAGATGGAATTATACGTTATGGAGCAGTAGTATTAAGACGTGCTTTAACAAGCCCAAGAAGTCCTTTTTATTATAAGTATAAGAAATACTATACCAACTTAAAATATAGAACAGCTAATTGCACACAAAGTAACTTAAATGACTTTTACAATAGTATCTATAACTTACCTGAAGAAGTGGTAGAAGAATACCAATGGGAAAGGCTAGAAGAAATTGATAAGGAATTAGACAAATTAGATAGTTGGTATGATAAGAAAATCTTTGAGTTGTACTATTATGAGGGCAATACTTTAGACAGTCTTGCTGAGAAAACTAGAATAAGTCGCAACAGCTTATTTACCACAATAGACAAAGTAAGAACAATACTTAAAAAAGAGTTATCAGATGAATAAGTTTTTTGTTCCTAATGAAGTCTATCAGGATAGAATATCTATCTGTAAGGAATGCGTTTACTATAAAAAGTTATTAGGAAATTGCTCCGTTTGTAAATGCTTTATGAAAGTGAAAGCAAGAATTGCTCCTATGTCTTGCCCACAATCTTATTGGCTAAAGACTACTGAGATGGAAGCACCTGATGAATTGCCTAAAGAAATAGTAGAAGAAATATTAGATATGTGGAAAGACTTAAAGACAGGTAGAGCAAAAGATCAAGCAGCTAAAAAGAGAATGATTGAAACTTACAACACCATCTATATGACAAACTATGGAACAGGGACTAATTGTGGTTCTTGCATATCAACTTGTTTTGATGGAATAAAAAAACTATATTATGAATACGCTAAAGATAATTGAACGAACACTTAATTGTGTAGATAGTAAAGGCATACCAAGAGGGTGGGTAATTTACTATGATAAGAATGATAGGATCAAAGAAATTAAATCTTTATTTAATCCTCAAAAATATACAGGCAGTAGATATGTTCACACCGATACTGAGATAATAGAAAAACTAACTAGCGAAAAACTAAAACAAAAATAAGATGGACACCATAGAATTAGTAAGTTGGAAAAAAGTAGTAAAGAAATATGGATATAAAGAAAGTAAAAATAAAGGGACTAGATTTGGTATAGAATTCCGATTAGATGGTATGTCTGATGTTAATTTTATATGGTGCGAAACAAATCTTGAACGCAAAAAAATAGTTAAGCGAATGATAAGTATATCAGCAGCAGAAGGAAGAATATTTACTATAATAGAGTAATATGATAAAGTTTATTTGCAATAAGTGTGATGAAACTAAAGACTTAATGAAGGCTACAATTAAGGTAATTGATGGTAAGGTAAGAACACAAGAAGGGTATTGTAAAAAATGTAATGAATGGATGCAAGAGATAGAAAAAGACTTTGATGGATTCCCTAGTCTTATAAGAACAGAACCTACATTAAGTAAAAGAGGGCATATGTTATGGGATGGAGCAAAAGAAAAACTAATTGGAGAACGTGGAATTAATGAATCCTTTGATTAATGAAAGCACATAAATATAAATATGAATGGACGTTAAAAGATGCTAACTTTACAAAGGACAAAGGTAAAGTATTTAGTTGCTTTGCTTGTGGTGGTGGTTCTACAATGGGATATAAGTTAGCAGGATTTGACGTAATAGGTTGTAATGAAATAGACCCTAAAATGATTGAAGCATATAAAACAAATCATAATCCAAAATATGCTTACTTAGAACCAATACAAACCTTTAAACTTAGAAAAGATTTGCCAAAAGAATTATATGACTTAGATATTTTAGATGGTTCGCCACCTTGTAGTAGTTTTTCAATGGCAGGTAATAGAGAAAAGGATTGGGGAAAAGAAAAGAAATTTAGAGAAGGTCAAGCTGAACAAGTTTTAGATAATTTATTCTTTGACTTTATAGACTTAGCAAAAGAGTTGCAACCTAAAGTAGTTGTTGCTGAAAATGTAAGTGGATTAATGATGGGTGCTGCAAAGGAATATGTAAAAAAGATTTATCTAGCTTTTAAAGAAGCAGGGTATCAATTAAGAATAGAACCTTATTTATTAGATGCGAGTACAATGGGAGTACCTCAAAGAAGAAAAAGAGTTTTCTTTATAGCTTTAAGAAATGACTTAGCGCCTAAATTTATGGAACAAATAGATATGTTTCAGACTGCACCTAAGTTAGACTTAAACTTTAAAGAGCAAGAAATAACATTTAAAGAAATAGCAGATAATGAAGATAAGTCAGTAAAGGATAATACTAAAATTTCTACTTTTTGGGATTTAGTTTCTTTTGGTAATAGTTTCAGTAAAGCACATCCAAAAGGAAGTTTTTTTAATGATGACAAAAGCGACCCGAATAGAGCCTTACCAACAATAACAGCAGATGCAGGACACGGAAGTTGGCATTACTCCATAAAACGACCTATTAATGATTTAGAAGCTAAAAGAGCAGGAAGCTATCCATTAGATTATAATTTCTTAAAGCTAAAACCAAAATACTTAATAGGAATGAGCGTCCCTCCTGTAATGACTGCACAAATATCAAGTAGAATATATGAAAAATGGCTAAGTAAAATATGAAGTTTGTAATAAAGTGTGATAAAGATAAGCAAACTCTAATAAACTATTTAAAGGAGATTGAGAACAATTACTTAGTAGACGTAAAGAAACATAGAAACACAAGAAGTAATATGCAGAATAACTATTATTGGAGTTGTATCGTTCAAGTCTTGTCTAATGAACTAGGATACTTTCCT